TGACGGTAACACCCGCTACAAGTCTTAGGCTGTCTATATTTACTGTTCCAGCCGCATCATAATAAACAGATTTATCTGCCGGGTAGGTAACAAAGACATCCTTTGTCCCTGCCGAAAAGACCACAGCAGCGTCAGCATTCGATGATTCAAGGATGGTGTCGCGGGATAGCAACGTACCGACTGCTGTGTACGTCCCAAGACCAACTTCCCATTCATCGGCTGTCTGACTGACAATGGCATAGTATGTCGTATTGCCATTCCCGACAGACGCAAATGTATCGAAACCGCTGATGGCACCGCCAAGAGTAACAGTGCCTGTACCAGTAGTTGTGGTTTGTTCCTTAACTCTGTCTTTAAGAACGAGTGCCATAAGTAAGACCTACGAAGATTTGATTCGGATAATCGCCGTTGCAGCAGCCGCAGCCGGGAACTGAATTGTAAAATCGCCGTCAGTCGAAGATTTGTCAGCCCCAAAATCAAACACAGCAACAGCTTTATTTGCCTGAGACGAATTATAAATTAGGGCACCACGCGCCGTAATTGTCGATGCTGAGACAACCGCATCGGTGATTGACACGACAGCCACTGACGAGTCAGTCGTAACATCAATGCCTGTCAGCACCACACCACCGGCTGAGTAGCCTGTCCCGACAACTTCGTTCGACGTGGTATAGACCGTGGTGCCGTCCGACAGAGAAGCAGCACTAGTATAGAGTGCAAGTTTAAGTGAGTCCGTATCAAGATCGTGCTCACCGAGCAAAATTTGTGAGCGGAAAGAAATAGTGATTCCTGAAGTAATAGCCATTATGAGCCTCCGGTAAGCGTGTTGGCATTGTTAGCCTGTTGGTTGCGCGGCTCCAGATCATCACGACGGGCGCGACGGGCACGGTTACGGAGCAGTTCAATTTCTTTAGTGTAAAGTTCAGCCCAAACTTTAACAACTTCGTAGTTCTTGTTGAAAAGCTCTGCCTCAACCATACATGCATAGAACAGGGCATTGGGTGTATCTGCTGTGTAGTAGTTTGTCGGATTGGCCGATGTTATGGCCGATGGTGCGGCAACAAACGCCAGTTCAATTGGGAAGGCCGAGACCGGAGTCGGGGCGATGATCATGGTATTGTCATCCCAAAGTCCGTAGTATTTGGGCGTTCCCGTGGATGTACGTACAGGCCAATAGTCGGCAATGAAATCAACATTTCTGTTCAGCAGATTAATACGTGTCCCGTCTGCCGTTATGTTGGCCGATTCTACGATGGTAAATCCGGTCGGCAATCCGAGGAAAGGATCAGACGCCACCACCTGTGTGTACTGATGCGATGTCAGTCCTGCGTCGTCAATATCAACAGTCAATCTTGCTTCTGCACGGACGATGAACTGATCAAGCTGAGAGGCAAACTCTGCCCCGTCATTCTCCGTAGATTCAATTATGTTGGTTCGTAGCTGTGCGTAGTTAAGTGCCATGACTAATCTTCCTGTCCGTTATGATACGACGGAGACGACATATCCGGTGTCCACGAATCATCTGTTGCTGACGTATCTGCCGTGGTATCAGGACGTGGATGATCAAGAGACGGATCGTCTGTGGTGTCCACGTTCGTCATATTCTGTGGATGATTGACTGCATTGAACGCACCATCATAACATTCTGAGCAGACCCAGACACCTACCTCAACTTCATTGAGAAGCTCGATGTACTTACACCGCCACCCACACCTGTCGCATATAGCGTTTGATCGCCGACCTGTAGCCATCAGAGAGGTCCAAGACGGGGACGTATAAACATTGACGTACGCTGACGATCTTCTTCAAGAGCAAAGGCAAACGATTCCTCGTACTGTTGCTTGAGAAATCCGATCCTTCCTGCATCAATTCCGACCCGGCGGGTAGATAATTTGTACGCCAGTCCATCAACAAGCGGCGGTAGAAAACGAAACGGCAGATCAGATGTCTGGACCGCCGAGGCTGTCACATCCTGAATCCTAGTCATGGCCAGTAGGTTCATGGTGTACGTCTGTTCAGGAGTCGGCCAGACCGACATGCTGACATTGTCTTTTCCACGAAGGAACGTAAACTGTGTGGGACGACCTGTCTGTGTCTTATCAGGCAGCTTCATATAATCCTGATAGGTAATTCGATTCATCTCCAGATCATTACCGTTCACAGTAATAGTAGTCTGGAGACTATCAATAATATCTGAAGCAAGAGTATATTCGGTGACAGACGTGCTGACAGTCACCGGGGTATTGACAAGTTTCCAGAGGAGAACGCCACGGTTCTGCCACTCTGTCATCAGCAGGTTAAGACATATACGTGCCGACCGGGCTTCCTCACCGCTGATAGGCTGACCACCGACCTGCTCGAAAGCCTGTTCAATTACATCATCAATTGAAAGATCAAATGTCGTCTGGCCTGAACTTGCCATGCTCTATCGCCTTCTCGTTACGGCGATGGACGAGATCGCGATACGTCTTCCACAGGTATTGATTATAATACCCCTTACTTTCCAGAGTATAAGACGCAGCAGTCAACTTCGAAAGATACTGTACGAAGACCATCCCATACGGTTCGGGCACTACAGGCTCCCATTCAGCCCCCGGAGAATCTAATCCGTCGGATGGATCGTCTTCCGGGTGATATGCCATAAGCCACATATCTTCTGCTGCCAGACCTTTGTTCTTTGTTTCCACGTAGTCCCGGAGTTCATCAGCAGTAAGTCCTTCAACATCAGGAAGCACACAGATAAAAACGTCACGATTACTAGCGGGAAAAAAATCAAGAGCGTCAGTGACATCGTCCAGACCGTCACAAATACCGACAGAGACAAGTCCAGAATCCCATGCAGCTTGTGCATACGGGCAAGGAACCGAGCCGCCCAACTCTTCAGCAGGGACAGACAGAACTTCACGGGTCCACTTTTGAATATCGAGAATGTAATCACTTACGGGTCTTTCTGTTACGGCCACCAGTCTTTCCTCCATGTTGGAGAGACTTTACCTTACGACCCAGACGCAGCATAGGCTTTTTTGTCGGGCCTTTGGTTACTTGTGCCGGTATGTTTGATCTACGGATTGTCATGATCTATGCTTCCTGTTCTATAAGAACACAGTCACCTTCAAGAACCTGATGACCAGCTTGTGAGAATGCTAGTACCGTCATTTCTGCATACGCCTGACATATTTCTTTTGTCAAAAACGATGTAACTTTTATCTCATGAATAAGCCCACCGAAGAGCGTTACAAAGATAAAAACATAGGTCACTTATTAAACTCCATCAGAAGCTCCAGCTTAGTCTCAATTCTGGCGAGTCGCTCAGACATCTCTGATAATTTAGCTGACGATCCGGGCGGCAGGAATTCGACGGATAGAAACCGAGACTCAACTGTACTGACCCTTGCTGCCAGATCAGCGCCGAACCAGATGATCCCCCCAAGCTGGGCAAGGATGAAAAAGAAAGTAGCGACAGGGAGAGAGACGCGATCCATAATTTTACCATTTAACCTTATTTGACCAGTAGGCGGCAGACATTTTACCTTTATTAATATTTCTGGCATGTCTGGCTTTGAATGATTTACGTCGATTACGATCTGACTCCGACTCACCAGATTTTTTAGGTGAGCCGCTGACGCCTTGCTGTCCGAACCTGATCAGCTTTACCTTGTCGCCTTCTTTGGCAAGAACTACATGAGATTTTTTAGGATGACTACGAGTTTTCTTAGGCTTGTTATACCCTGCAAATTTTTCTCCTCGATAATCAATAGCCATAATTAGCCGTACTGGACGGCGACCGTAGACGCAGTAGTCGGCATCACAACGGTAACTGCACCATTAAATCGAACACCTGAATCTGCCAGATAAATTTCAGCGTCGGCAATACTATTAAATTTAATCTTAGTCGCTGCTTCATCACTGATAGTGAAGACACCAACCCCGGTGGCATGGACGCCTTGGATACGAGTATCGGTCAGAGAAACATCATCCTGTACTTTTAGGAGAGGCTTTGTAAGACCGGCGGTGTCCCCTGTTGCAGTAGCTGCTGCGTATGCAAAATTTAGATTTGTTGACATTTAATTCTCCTGCCCCGACGGGCCTCGTAAAAAGGGGGAGCCGGTTTCCCAACTCCCCCGATTATTACACACCAAAATTGGCTTAACAAGCACGTACTACGCGCCGGTCGAACCAAAGTAGCCACGCCAGTCAGAGACGCCGAAGCTGTAACGCTCCCGAGCCTTGAATCGCAGGTTACCAGTGTCGAAGTCTTCTTCCATCTTCGTCTGAAGTGGCGTACGGACGAACATTTTCGCACCGTTCGGAACATCAGTCTTGACGAAATAGCCATTCGTGTCCGTGAATCGACGGTTCACAAAGTAGCCACCCGGAACAGCACCCATCGAACGGATGGCATTGATGTCATTCTTTGCGAATGAACCAGTCGTTGTACCCGGAGACATGAGAATCTTCTCAGCGGTAAACTGAAGTGCCGGGGGAATGTGAAGCGACTTGGCTCCGGCCCCGATCAGAATACCACGATCATCCTGAATAAGCTGGATGTTCGTAAGAATGGTCGCCATAGCTGCCTCAGAAAGATCAGCAGCCGCTGCAAGGTTAGACTGAGAACCCGCAGCAATAGTCGGATGGGAGGCGCTGAAGAACGCCTGACCGTCACCGATGGCAAAGTCACCAGCGGCAAAACCATTGTTGAAGATATCAGCAGCTTTGACCTGCTTGGTATTCGCCATCGCACGGGCAAGACCACGGGAACGAACCTTCGAGAAGGTGTCATAAAGATTGTCTTCCATCGCTTCTTCCGTGACGGAAAAGGCGAGGGCAACAGTCTCGTGGTTATAACGTGCGGTGTACGATTCTTGCGCGGTGTCGAACTGGACCGCCGAGCCTTCACTTTTAGTCGGGGCCGAACCAAAGCCGGTGAAGAGGACTTCTTCTTCAAAGGACCGATCCGAATTCTCGACATCATAAAGAGAAACTTGCTCGTCGTTTACATCACCATACTCAACACCGAAGATGGCGTTAAGACCGGGGAGCAGTTCCTTTGCAATATTACTTCTGTTAATAGCCATTTTTAATTACTCCCCTATGCGTCGTGCGAAGATACGTCAGCGTCAACATGCTGGACGATACGAACTTCGACTTTAGGATTTGCATCGCTAAAGCTGTTACCCGGCTCACCATAGATGTCAAGGACACGGACCATCGCGGTTGTTTCAACACGAGAAGAGGCTTTAATGCCAAAACCGGAAACACCGGTAAAGCTGGAACCTGCCCCAAGGGTCACATCAAAGTTAAGATTGATGTCACCGACCGACACCGAAGCGTCAGCCTGAACAATGTAAGTTGCAGCAGGATCGTCAACAACGAACGCTGTAACGTCACCGACTGCCGAAGAAACACCACTCGGAAAATAATTCGAGAAGGTGGGCTGCTTCGTAACCGGATCAATGTATTCACAACCCTGAAATGCACCAGCGGCGTAGTTCGTGGTTGTTACAATAACTTCGGCATAGCCTCCGTCCAATTTCACAAGATCACCGTAAAAAATATTGCTACCGGTAGCGTTAGCAATCCGGTAACGACTGGTGCCGGTGCTGTTTGCACCAGAACCACGACGACGCGAAGGGACGAAGC